GGCTTACCAGCTCATATGAGCGAAAGGCTTAGGGATTACTCCCCAAGGCCATCCGAATCCCAGCTAGGGATAAGGACCGTCCTGGTTACCCAGGCTCCACGCTTGCGTAAGGTACTAAAACCTTGAGTAGGTGCCTCTTTATTGGAATAAAGAGACGCCAAGATCGCAGGTTCGTAGAAACGAACTTGCTCCCTTTCAGGTTTGAATACCCAGTGACGAACGATAAAGCCTTCAAACATCGGGTATTTCCTAGAAGCTGGTTGGAACCAACCTCTAGGTTTACTCGAGAAGAAGACTGTATCCCCTAACCGATCGGGTCCAAAGATCCGATCCTCAGGGTGGACGAGCCGCAGAGCTTTAGCTGCGGTTCGACCAGATAAACCGCGACATCGTGAAATTCCATTATGGAACTTCATAATATCGCGGACGTCACGCAGGAGTGCCCTCACGAAGTAAGGGCGAACGTTGTTACCAAGGAAGTAGTCCTTCCCACAAGACTCACGAAATGGACCGAAGCTATAAGACTTCGACACATTTACCGTGAATCCCATGGAGGACAGGACGTTGGTTAGGAGAGCAACACCCTCGGCGCCGATAGTTATATCGTCGCCGTAAGCGTTAACTTCCCACCATGGAAGCTGCAAGTGATCCGCAACAGCTTTCGCCGTTGCGTAAAACAAAACAGTTTCCATCTCGAATGTATAGCCATTTCCCATTGAAGAGAACTTGGCATACACTCCAGACCGTCCACCCATTCGCCAATGGGCGCTGCGAGCTGAACTCATTGCGACCAGCCAATCAGCTGGGAACAACTCTTCTACCACGACTTTAGCAGCCGTGTCAGAAGCCATCGATAAGTCCACCGTCGCTACTTTTCCCGTAAGGGATCCGTAGCGAGCTAGATCGCGGTTTGTCTGCTGAGAATCCAAATCTACTCCATGACGGAGCAGACAGGACCTCATCAAACGACCGATACCTAGCTGGATGAACGTATCGAAAGAGGGCTCTACTGCGATAGACCGTAAGGTCTTCGCATCCTTGGGAACAAAAACGACCTTGTTGCCGTCACAAACGCTCGGAAAGCCCCGTTGAAAGGACTTCCAAAGCGGCACCTGGTCCACCAGTGGACCAAATAATGTGAGGCAGCGGCCTGAGCCCGTTAAAGGCTCGAGGTATTTTTCGTACACTGAAGTACGGGGGTTACGAATGCTAGTTGTAGCACCCGGTCCCCATCGACAATGGTCCAATAGCTTTTCGTAAGGAAAGCGCCCCAATATGTACTGAATGTTCCGCTTCGTCATCGAAATGATGCGATCAACGGCGGGCGGGGGTGACCCCGCCCCATTCACATACCAGGAGCGCCATCTTACGTTGGCTTCAGAACATTGCGACTCCGCGCTCTCGAACCTCTCGAGCGCTACCGCTTTCGTGTCAAAAGACGTTGGCAGAAAATCTGCCTTCGTCAGTAGCTTCGTGGCTTGATAGGCTTTGGAAAAATCCTCAGCGTTTTCGAACCACAGAGCGTCGATCGGAAGACCGACGGCGACCTGATCCCACTGCTCGTATCTTAGTAAGATACGAACGGAAAGAGACCTGGCACAGTCGAGTTCCTCCAACAATGACACGCAAAGCGATAGAGTGGTCTCCATCGCTTCCCGCTGAGCGAGTTGCGATGATGAGGAGATGGAACCATCCCTCATTTCCCATTACTCCAATCCTGATTATCATGCGTGGGAAGAATCGCATTAATCTCGCGATCAAGCCGCTCACAATAATCTCCTGGGTTGGAAAAGAACAGCGTGTCCTCATCAACGTAGGTTAAAACTTGGTACATATGCTCCTCAATTTCTTGAAGGGCTTGTGACCAAGTCGATTCCACGGAGATGTAGTAAGGCTCGAAGATCGTGCCCGGCTCCACGCGAACGTCAGGTGAAGATATCGCTATCACCACTCGATATAAGCGTGAGAACCGTCCATTTTTCTCCGAACAAGCCCAATCAACCACACTCAAAGAGATGGCGCAAAGGGCACGCGCACTGGTAGTCTTAAACATATCAGTCTTTCTGGCCACAAAGGGCCGGTAATGGAAGAACTCTTATCAGATCACGCCGTTAGGCGCCCGGCTGCTGGTAGTTTTTGCACCAGTCGCCGATCTGAGCGTTGGCCAGGGCCAGCGGTGCCATCTTGAACAAATCGCTTCGGTTTTGCAGCGTGCTGCGAGCCGAAACGACGAACTTGATGAACATCGCACAGTCGTAGGCCCACGTCGCAGCCGGCAGGATGCCGGACTGCGTGGAGTTCGAGACCGTCTCGAGAGTCGGCATGACGAAACGCATGTCGAGAGAGAACTTTCCTTTCCCAGCATTGACGTCCTTCGACATGTTCGCGGAAGCTTGGATCCGGTTGAAGCCAACGGGCACCCCCAAAGGGTTGCTCGCAGCTGACTGGTCCTGCCACTCGAA